ATAACCCCTTGTTTTGCAACTGCTCCTGTAACTACCTTTGCTTTTGTTTTAGTAATACCTGGAACACGTAAAGTTAGTTCTTCATAATCTTGCAGAGAAACTGCTCTGTCTTGAGATCTAAAAGAAGTTGGTATGTTTGCTTTTAGTGAAGTTATACTTTCAGAGTTTGCTCCACCAAAAGCTCGCAAGGTGTTTGGGGTAATGACAATGCCATCGTAAGCTGGTCCATAAGCATTAGTTAAAGACTCAAAAGCGTTGACTGAGTTGGCTGGTACGTTACCCGCTGAACCTCTACTCCTACGGTAAGTAATAGTTACGACTGCATTTACTGTAGGTATTTTCCCATGTACGCCATTACCAAAATGCAATTGAATTGAATCGTCTGATTGAAGATCGGTTGAGTAAACTCTATCAGAGTTAGTACTCTCTATTAAACGATCAACTTGAGAGTATCCAACAACTGCACCAAAAATTCCTTCAGCTACTGTTACATCAATAGAGTCTTTAACAACACCAATTTTAGATAAAGTAAATTTTTGTGAAAGTTGCCCGTTGCTGGTAAAAGACTCTGTAAAGTTTTCGCCTTCAGTTAATCGTAGGGTTGCTGGAGTTGTTTTAGCATATGTTGAATACCCAGAGATTGTGGTTCCACTTGCGTTAAAAGCTATTGCTGTATTATTTGTGAATACTACTGAATCAGCAGTTTCTACTATGGGTTTAGCTAAGAATCTTGTGTTTGCTGGTATTAGAATAGGGTTTACATCTGTTGCAAGTGATGCAGCAGCATTTAAACTGATAGTAGTTTGAGCAGGAGTTCTCCCGTGAGGGATGTAATCTAGTAAACTTGCAATTGCTAAAATTGACGAACGTCGTGACGCTGTGTCTAAGAAAGCTTCTTTTGCTGCTTGATCCACATAGTAATGTAAGATGTCACCCATGTACGCAACTAGGTCAACAAATAACATTCCAAAATCAGAACTGTCCCTTGACGACCATTCTGGAAAAATAGCAGACGCACGTGCTAATAGGTCAGAGCGAATAGATGCGTAATCTCTATTGGTGTAGTCAAATGTACTCATAAAGGAGAATCCTCGGTTAAGTTAGGTGGGATAACCACTTCAATAATTGCTTGGCGTGTTCCAAATGTTGGAAGTTTATACTCTACTGCAATACTTACAGTTGAATCTTTTAGTGAACTAGGACCTATAATGTACATGTTAGATATTTGTGCTCCAGATATATGTTTTTGTAAACCGCTAAGAGCCTCTAGTTTGTATTCTTCAAAGAATAACGAATCAAAATTTTCAAAGATTAAAGCGTCGGTATTAGCCCCATATGACGGAATCATTGGTCGCTCAAACATAGAAGTTATTAAATAATCCGTAATCTTTTGTCGAATAATATCGTCTACAGTTTTAACTGAAGCAATTCTTCCAGAAGAGTCTATTTGCAAAGGCATCTTTAAAATGGGCATAATTATCCTTGGGCTACGGGGTTGACATTTAGAATAAACATATTTGTGTATTCTCTGCTATCAGTAGCAACAACTACTTGAGTTCCTATTGCAGGAACTGGCCATACTCCATCAACCTTTTGTCTACCAATAAAGGATATATCCAAAGCAATTTCTGGTCCAAATTTAGAAGGAATACGAACTTTGATCTCACCAGTAGTTTCATCAGATGAAGAGACTATGGCTCTGTGTATATACGGGCCAAAAATCTCAGTATACATGAGCAAACTCTCTTTCTGTTTTCCACAAGTTATTAACCAATATAGACTCAGGAGCTTCTTTGTAAATAGAATCATTACCTATTACTAATGGTTCTTCATTAGTTGAATCAGTTTTTAGTTTAAGTGTTGTAATGTAATGCTTACTATTGATGTGGTGGACAGCTTCTTCAATAATCCAATAGCCATCAAACTTAGATTCGTATGGACCAATGTTTACTAATCTTCCAGGCATAGCGTTGGAAACACCCACTACAGATGCGGTTGCTACCATTGGATAGGACTCTCTAGTATATTTTTTTATGTACTCTTTTAAAGAATCTTGTGTTGTTGTGTTTATAATTATTTCGTTAGTAAATTTAGTTTTAAACTTGCTTCCAAGACCACTGTCTTTATCTTGAGTAGATGAATATGAGATTTCTTTGCCTAAATTGTCTAAAGACTTAACTACCCAATCAGAGGCGTTACCTTCTGGTGTAACTTGTCCAAAAACACCTTTAAATTCGTATATGTTTCCAGGAAGCCTTTCTGCTCCTTCAGCACTAGAGGCAGCTAATGTTTGTAACGGGATTGTTGGAAGCAACTTAAAGTATGAAGAAAAAGAATCATAAATATTTAAATGCGTACCATGCGCTGTGACTGTATACCCAATTCTATTAGCTGCAGATACAAGAAACTCCCAATCACTAATTTCGTTTTGGCTTATTAATGGGAATACGTAACTATTGTTAGGAACAGAATAAGAAAAGTTGTATTTTTCTGCCATTATTGATACTAGTTGTTTTATTGTTTTTTTTGCGTAAGTTTTACTTTTTATAGCTTTCATTTCATAGCTACTCCCAAAACAAACAACTTTAGCCATTTGTATTAATGAGTTGTTTACAATACCCATTTTTGTGCGTGCTTCTATTTCTACATAGGCTATGTACCCCGTAAACTGTATTAAATTTGCCTCATTATTCCCAAGAAGTATTTTTACAGGTAAACCTATATAAGAAGTAACCGCAACACCAGGAAACCCTGCGTAAGTAATAGTAGCCATGTCATGTTTGTTTGCAGAAAAAGATAATTCAACAGAGGCTATTTGAGAGTATGGTACAGATCCTTGCTCTATGAGTACATCCAAAATTGGAACTTCGGGAAACGAATTTGAAAAAATCATAAAGGTATGCGTATTACATCGTTAGCTGTTAAATCAAAACTAAATTCTAGTTGAGGATTTAAGTCTAGAAGTCTCCAATGTTGAGAACTATCCCCATAAAGTTTAGCTGCTAGTACTTCAATTGTGTCCCCTGGTCTAACTATGTAGTTTTGTACAGATGTGCTACCTTGTGCTTTGCGTGCAGCAATTACTGCTCCATCAGCATTTACTGCAGTAGTGTATCTAGAAAGAGAGTTAATCATGAAGTAGCAGTCTTAAATGACATGTTTTTAAATAAAACATTATCTCCACACGCTACCTCATCCGTAAAATGAGCAATTTGCGCTGTTGGATAAGTTGTTCCATCAATTTCTAATTGCAAATCAATGTTTAATTCTATCCAAAATTTGTCCTCAACAAATGGACGAGGAATACTTGAGTTAATTGTTGAATCTGGGTATAAGGCCCATTTAGCATCTTGCTGCCCAGAAAAATAAGCATTAGATACTTGTCCAATAATATGGGTAAGAATCTTACCACCCTGGACAGGTGAAGCATACTTTTCAAACATTTTTCCACTGCCTACAGCCAGTGTTAATGGGTTTGTTTCCGTACCCCATTTAACAAGAGCAGTATCAGAAGGTGCTCCTTTAATTAACGTATGACCAGCAGGAGCGTTGATACTAGAAAATCCTCGTGTTCCTGTAGAAACATAAGAAGACCACCACATTTTTATAGTCCCATTCCAAATAAAGTTGGCTGCTTTTCCCGCAGCTTTATCTAATTCATTATCTATAAAAAGTTTACCTTCAGGTGATATCTCTAGTAAAAAGTTAAACGGATGTTCAGTTTTATTTACGGGAGTTATTATCCCCAATATGTCTAAAGTGTTACTGTCATGAGTTATTTTTTTATAAAGGGTTTTAGTTCCTTGCTCAGTTTGTTTATAAGCGGCTAACTGCGCTGCTGATAGGTCTTGAATGTCAGGAGTTGCAGCACCTGCATTACCTAAATCCCCAATATTAGTGGTAAGTTGCGTTTGTTTTTTAGCAAAACCAATGTACAATGCTTGAATACTTAAGCTAACTACTGCTTGAGTAGGTATAAATTTATTATTAAATTTGTGAATATTGACTGAGCTGCTAGTAACGAACCCTTCAATCATCATTAAATTAGACAACATGATGCGTACTGGGGTAGGGATTAAAAAAGCTGTATTTCCAATATTTGGATTCATTGCAAGATTACCTTTGTTTGCTATCCAGTAATCGTTGCTGGTTGCTGCGTCTGCAACTTTATCTTGCTCATCAGTATTTTTAGGATCAACCACAGGTTTTGCATCTGGTTTATTAGCTGCATTTCTAGCTACTATATTTTCAAGAGTTGTTACTGTTTCTTTATTTATTCCTTGCCCAATTATTGAATCTAAAACTAGTATGTCAGCAAGTATTCCTATTTTACAAACCCATGATTTTTGATAATCAGAAGTTAGAAAGTTGTTTGCGGTGTTCATATCAAAAGAATCAAAATTAGCAAAAAACTTAGGATCAAAATCTTTTATGTCTGCAGTGCCACCCGTTGTATTAGTTAAGTATTTTCCTGAAGCCACTTCTGCTTCTCTATTAAACATTAACTTTAAAGTGTAGGTAGATTGTCCAGGAATAGGCACTGTTAGCTGACCTGGATCTTGGTTAAAGATAAATTGAGTGCTTATGGCATCACCACTGACATTACGCTCAAAAGATTCTGGTTGAAATTGAAAGTTACAACGCCTATTTTTAATATCGCTAGCGTTACCCATTTTTGAATAGTATTCGTTTAATCTACGAATATACCCACGTACTGGTTTATATGGTGCACTATGCATTGTACGAGTCAATGGACCAGGCCATATAAATGCTGGATTGTCAAATTCCCCTTGACTAGGTTCTTGCAGGGTTGCACCAAAAGTTACAGGACTTGTAATTGTGTTTAGGTTTGAACTTTTCTTTTTATTTGCAGCATCAGCTTTTGCTTGTCGTTCTTCAGCATCTTGGTTAAAGGCCACTACACACTCCTCAACAGTTCTCGTTTAAGATCATTATCTATTAATCGGGCTAATTCTTGAGCCATACGGTATGCGTCAGACGGATTGTTTCCAGTAGAGGTTACATATATGTTAGGCGCTATTGTAACACTAGTGCCACCCATGACTTGAACATTAGTCCCTCCACGAGAAGGTTGATTCATAACTGGGTCACCTTGATCAATGCCTAAAGCTTTTGTTACTGCTTGCGCTTTTGGCATCCAGTCTTCAGTCCCAGGCTTCCAATCACCAGAACTGTTTTTCTTCCAAGGGAAGTACCCACCTCCACCTGTACCATCACCAAACAAGATACGAGCAGCTTTAATATTTGTTGTATAGTCATATAGTTCTTCGTTGCTTGAAATACCAAATTGTGCCCTACGCTTAACTGGGTCTAAACCTACTTTTTTATTATCCATCATATTTATTTGAAACAAACCGTAGGACACGTCATCACTGTCATTAGCAAGCGCACCTGGACGCCACCCTGATTCACGACCTGCAATAGCTAACATATTAGTGACTGTTTTTCCTCCGCCAGGAAACTTTCGTCTTGCAAGAGCTAAAGCTATTTCTTTAGGATCCATTGCTCCTTGTGGAACAGTTCCTTGTGACTTTGCAGCAGCAGAAGAACTTAGACCAGCAGAGGCTTTGCTAACAGAGTCTGAAGGCATACCACCGCCCATTGCCGAATATGCACCAGCTGGACCATTAGCTACAATGTCGGCAATGCTAGTTTGATTATTATAAGTCTCAACTCCGCCTTCATAACTTGGGGTGAACTTATTAAAGACTTTATCGCCAACTACATAAACACCAGTTGGATTACCTCTTGCATCTAGATCTTGAGAACCTGCTTGTGTTCCAGCTGGTTGTCCCCAAGCAGACCCTTGTTTTTCATATTCCCAACGAGAATCTGGAAGTTCTGCGGGTTGAACATGCCACGGCTCACCTAGGTTTTTTCCAAAAGTCTTTAAGCCATATTTAGCAGCATTCTCTTGTACCCAATCTAAGTCTCCAACTAGGTCAGCAGCCAAACCAATTTCGTGCATAGACCTTCCTGGAGGAGCAGCTGGTGCACCACTAATATGTTTATAGGCTTCACCGTTGTAATTAACATCACCTTCAGATCCATCTGTAACTTTTTTGTAACGGCTAAAGAACAACTTACTTTGTTCTGCAGAAGAACGACTTCCTACGCCCAATCCGACCTGTGGATTGTCAGCAAACATACGCAAAAGTCTGTCTTTAAATGTTGAGTTAAGGGTTCTAAAACTAGAACTGTTACCTAGTTCTCCTAAAGAAACACGCTTAGGTGGGCTACCATAACCCATAGGAACTTTTGCTCCACCTCCCGTGCCAGTTGTCTTAGCTTCAGGAGGGTCACCAATACTAAAGCCAAACAAACCGCCAATTGAATTTGCAGCTTTTCTAAACATTGATCCCCTTGTAGCTATATTTGCACCAACAAGTCCGTTTAGTTTTTCTTCTAAAGCGCCTAACGCTTCAGTTACTGCTTGAGTGTTTTTTTCAAATTGAGCCAAATTACCCGATTGTCTTGCGTAATAATTCTCATCACGTTTTTCTGACACTCTTGCAGTTTCTTCTGATTGAGTAGCAAAGTTTTCCTCAATACCCATAATGCGACGATCAGCAGCTTTAGATGGATCGTAAAGAGTTGTTTTTCCAGTTTTCTTTTTATATGTTTGAGTTTGTTCTGCGTAATCTAAATACTGGTCAACCATGTCTTCAGGTACTCCAGAAGCCAAAAGCATTGCCCTAGTATTTGAACCTTGTTGTCGGGCGCCTTTTAATACTCTGTCATTAAGCAAACCTGTTCGTTGCACCACCTGTTGCATTACTTCAAACGATGATCGTTGTTGACCACCAGGACCGTACATACCAGTACCAAGCATCATGGTCATACGGTTGTTGGCAGCAGGTCCAGCCAGAGTTGCGGCTTGTTGAGCTAGTTGATCTGTACCAATTGAGTAGCCAGAAGAGGCTCGCATAGCGGCAAAACCAGCAGCGTTTCCTTGTGCGCTTATACCTGTTGATGCTTGTAATGCAAGTAAGGTACTTATTCCGCCATAGCCCAAACGCTGGTCGGTTAAAGGAGCACGCATTTGACTAGCGTATTGAGTTTGTGAAATGCCTCTAGTTTGTTGGTAGTAAACACCTAGTTTATCTGCGCTCAACGAGCGAGCATAGTTGTTATCCATTCGTGCATTCATTGCCTGAATAGTTGAAGTAATTGCTTGCATTCCTAAGAATGCTGCTTTAGCATAAGGGTTAGAACCTGCTAATTGCCCAGCAATTCCTCCGCCTCCTCCGCCTGCATCCGCAGGAGAAGCACCATTATTAACTGTATTATTTTGTTGGTAATAATTTGTTATATGAGTAGGAAGTTCTATTCCTCCAGTTTTTGAGTTAGCTTTAGATGATTTACCTACTCCCTTAACTCCGCCAGCTTGTTGTATTCCTTGTAGAGCGGCAAGGGTGGCGTTTAATTTTGTATTAATGCTTTCTATATTTCTATTTAACCAATCAAAGTCCCCACGGATAGTTGTAATACCTTTGACCAGTTTCTCTAGTTGGTCAACGTCAACTTTAAATTTAGCCTTTAAGTCACCTAAGTTTTTTTCTGCCATGATTACTCCGATCTACGCCAACGGCTCATTGCCGCCCAATAAGTGCGCTGGCGCACTGTCATCATTTTGATATCGGTGAGCGAAAAGCCCTTGTAAACAGATGCTATTGAATCGTATTCCCAGTAAGTACTTACTAAATTAGCCGAATAAAAGTGAGGCCCAGTTTAACATTATTGGAAAAGGTTTTTCGCAATGGGCACAGTGGGCTTCCACCTCCTTGATTTCTGGGCCAGGTTGTGCTGCAAGTAACTTATCAATAATTGTGGCACGGTCTTTCATACCTAGGCTTTTAGCCCATTTCTCAGTATCTGCAGGAGGAGTAACCCCTTCCCACAAAGCACAACGGGATATTAAAATAGTGTTTTGCTCTGGGATACTGGTTGCTTTTTTGCTGACTGCTTGACTATCCCCACCTGTAACTAGGCGGAATGCCTGATCTTGTCCGTTTCGTAATTTAACCACTAATGGTTCTTGCGGGTTACTTTTAGGTTGCTTAACAGGAAAGTCCGACATACTGATAAGTACATCGTTAGATTTCTTACAATGAGGGCAATTGATTTGATACTCACGGTGTTCCCCATAAGTGGCTCTTACCGTTGCCAAAAATAAGGAGTCTCGATCACCTAGAATAAGAGAATCAATTAATGCAGGTTTATCTGCAACTGTTAGGTTACCAATAGACAAAACACTTCTTTTCAAAAGTGCTGACATGTATTGGGCATATAGTAAATCACCATCAGCATCTAATGCCGCTAATGCTTCTTCATCTTCACCAGTTAATTCTTTAACTGTAGCTGTGGTTTCCCATTCCATAGATTCCGCATTTTTAATACCACAAAATAGTTCTAAAGTGGTATTTGGTGTGGATACTATTCGTGGTACTGGATCAGATAGAGCAGCGTTTATTGCTGCTGCCTCGTTTTGTGTTGCCATTTTGTGCTCCTAATTTGTATTTGTATTTAAGCTAACTGATCCATATTTACGTTGCCAGTCCAGTCCACAACAAATCCTTCGTGGTGGATATTAAGCTGTTGAATCATAATGCCATTGTCCCCAGCATTAAGATCGCTAAGACCATAGGCTCCAGGCCAACAATTAAATATCTTGAACTGTAACTTAACATTTCCAGGTGCTATTGCTTTTCCAGTGTTTACGTTACCATACTGGTACTGAACTGCATCTGCAGTAAATGGATGATCGTATACCTTAACAATTATGTTGCAACGGTAGTTAGTTGCATCACCAGAAGCTCCTCCTGCAAAACCACCTGCACCTCCATCAATCCAACTGTGCATAAACTTTTGCCACAGGTACAACTGATCTTGAGTTGCAAAAGCACCTCTTGCAAAAGAAATTGGTGGGAAATCTGATTGCCCCATCATTTTATGAGGGTGAGTGTTCATGCCACCTTCACGATAAGCTATCAATTCATTTTGAACCGATAGTCCACCCATTTGTGCAAACCCTAAATCGCCTATACCGTTAGTAAGGGTTCCAAGGGTATTATCAAGTGGGACAAATTTAACTGTAAATTTAAAGTTACGTAGAGGGTCGGTTCTAAGTGTTGATACCATAATATCTCCTATATAGCTGTTGCTGTTGAACCACCAGTAAATTGACTGATGGTGATTACGATAAATTCAGCAGGAGTTTGTAAAGCAACCCCGACTTCAATGTTTACTTTTCCATCTTCTACTGATAGTGCCGTGTTGTTTGATGAATTACACACAATGTAAAAAGCTTCCCCAGTAGATTTTCCTTTCAACCCACCAGTTCCCCAAAAGTTTGTAAGGAGAGCTGAAATTTTTACTGTAAGGTCAGACCACAAACGCTCATCATTTGGCTCAAATAGAGCGTATGCTGTTGAATCTTTAAGTGTTTGCTTAAGGAAGTTTAAGGAACGACGCACAGTAATAAACTTATCTGCAGTGTTTCGTGCTTGTGTGCGAGCGCCATTGATGATGACTCCAACTCCAGGAACTATGCTAAACAAGTTAATTTGCTCTGTTTTGTACAATGAGCCTTGCTCTGCTTCAGTAAGGGTTGTTACCAAACCAAAGACATTGCGCACATCCAAACCGTAACCAGCTGGGGCTTTAGCAACACCACGAGATACCTCAGAACGAATCATTGCTCCAACCACTGCACCACCAGGGAAAGTAGTACGGATAGCTGCGGCACCTGACTTTGTTGGGTCAGACATTTTAAGAGCTGGTCCGTACACAGCAGCGTAGCTAGATTGCGTATACCCAGATACAGCTGCCGATAGAGCAGATTTAGTGGTTGCTGCAAGTGGTGTGTCTACAACTAGGAAAGAATTTCCTCTTGTAGCCATTTTATCTATAGCATCATTAACAATAGTCGTAGACGTTTGTCCGACTAAGTTAAAAATCAAAGGTTGATTGTTATTATCGTAGTTGTCTAACGTAGCAGCCCAGTCAACAGAGTCAATTGATCCACCTCCGTCTGATCCAGAAGCAAAGGTTTTTGGAACAACTACTACGCTGCTTGTCAAACCACTGATAGTCAGCTGAGCACCTGCGGCAACTGTAGCAACGCTTGCTGTTGTGACGTATGACGAATACAAGTCAAGAACTGTACCAATGTACCTGTTCTCTGAAGGATCTACAGATAGACCAGACCATTCCTCTACTTGTACACCACTTAGTTTTACTGTCACTGTAAACAATGAGTCTTTAGTAAACTTAGGTGTTGTTGTCGGAGTG